ATTGGGAAATATTTAAAAAAAAACACAAAATATTGTACTTTCTTAAAAAAAATGTGCATACTCAGAAGTGGATAACTGTCTCTAAATTCAAATGAACTATGAACAACAACTTACTGAGGCACTCCTAGTCCAAGAATCTCGCCACGAAAACAATAAGTTAAACTACTACGAACCATACAAGTTCCAAGAGAGATTCCACGCAGACGGGGCAAGTGCTAACCAAAGACTATTGATGGCTGCGAACAGGGTAGGAAAATCCTACGTAGGAGCTATGGAAATGTCCATACATCTAACGGGACAATACCCCGAATGGTGGGCTGGAAAAAAATTTAAAGACCCCATAAGAGCATGGGTATGTGGCGCGAGTAACGAAACCACTAGAGATATATGCCAAAGAGAATTATTCGGGCAACCCGATAACCCAAGAGATAGAGGGAAAGGATCAATTCCTAAACATCTCATTGGTGAAACAACAAGAAAACCTGGGGTACCGAACGCTCACTCCTCAGTTCTTGTAAAACACGTATCAGGTGGGTGGTCGCGTGTTGCCTTTAAAGCTTATGAAATGGGTGCTGAAAAATTTATGGGGGAATCCATAGATTTAGTGTGGCTCGATGAGGAACCACCACAAGATATCTATTCACAATGTATTACCAGGACTCTTGATAGACGAGGACAGGTCTATATGACCTTTACCCCTGAATCAGGTATGACAGAGGTAGTACAAAACTTTACATCGAGTCTACAACCCAAGCAATCATTGATTACAGCAGGGTGGGAAGATGCAGAACATCTAACTGACGACATGAAAGAACAGATTTTAGCGGCATTACCACCTCATGAAAGAGATATGAGGTCAAAAGGTATACCGATGATAGGGTCAGGGCTAGTATTTCCTATCGATGAGGACAATTTAACCTGTGATCCATTCACCATTCCTAAGCATTTTGCTAGGATTGCAGGGCTGGATTTTGGTTACGATCACCCTACAGCGGTGGTTTGGTTAGCCTGGGACAGAGATAAAGACATCGTTTATGTCTATGATTGCTATCGTATGAGCAAACAGATACCGAGTTATCATGCAAGTCATATCAATGAACGGGAAGGTAGTGATTACATACCAATAGTATGGCCCCATGATGGGTATCAGCACGATAAAGGTTCGGGTATCACTCTAGCCGAGCAATATCGCGATGCCTACGTTAACATGCTGCCTTTCCACTTTGAGAACCCACCCGCACTAGGTGAGAAAAAAGGTGGCAATAGTGTAGAAGCAGGGCTAATGGAGATGCTCGATAGAATGGAGCATGGAAGATTTAAAGTATTCAATACCCTTTATGACTGGTTTGAGGAGTATCGTATGTATCATCGTAAAGATGGAAAGCTAGTCAAACTTAAAGATGATCTCATGTCTGCAACACGTTATGGAGCTATGAGTCTAAGACATTCAACAACAAGAAATTCAAGATGGAATACAAAAGGCAAATTAGGACCTGATGTAGCCATCGTATAGGAGATAATTATGCCAGGACCACTACCACTTTTTTTATTGAGATCAGCTCTTTTAAAAATGGGAAAAAATTCTATAAAAAACAGTAAAACTGCAAAAGCTTTAGAAGGGGCTGGAAAAAAAGTACCTAAAATGGGAAAAGCAAAAGCTTTAGAAGAAGCTGAAAAAAAAGTACCCAAAATAGGAAAATCAGCAGCTCAAAAATTCAAGGATAGATACACAAACTAATGGCAAAAATGACCAATGATGAACTTGCATCGAAACTAAGTAACGAAATAAATTCTGCTACAGGAAACTTTAATACAGAACTCTCTGAACAAAGAGAGCAGTCTATGAAGTATTATCTTGGTGAGCCTTTTGGCAACGAGATAGAAGGCAGGTCAGAAATCGTTACAACTGATGTAAGAGATACTATCGAATACATAATGCCATCATTGATGCGTATATTTACGACTCATAACAACACGGCAGAGTTTGAGCCTGAGGGACCTGAAGATATCGAAATGGCACAACAGGCAACTGATTATGTTAATTATGTTTTCAATCGCCAAAATAACGGCTTTAAGATCCTCTATGACGCGTTTAAGGACGCATTAATCAGCAAAACAGGGATTATCAAGCATTATTGGGAAGAAAAAACAGAAGTAACAACAGAAAACTATGATGACCTAACAGAGATTGAGTACCAATCTATATTAGCTAATGATGAATTAGAGGTCATGGAACACACAGAAGAAGTCTTACAAGAAGCCCAGGAAGATGAAAACGGCATGATGGTATCACCTGAAGTGATAACACACGCAGTCAAAGTAAAAAGAACAAAGACATCAGGTCAGGTAAGAGTAATGTCTGTACCTCCTGAGGAATTTCTAATCTCAAGAAGGTCTACATCTATCGAAGAGGCTAATTTTGTATGTCATAGAGTCAAAAAAACAGTATCAGACCTCATTATGGAAGGTTATGATCCAAAAATAGTAGAAGAATTACCCACATACACATCTAACAATGCTGAATACGACGAGGAAAGGATTGCAAGATTTAGCTTTGATGATGATTCTATACCAGCACAAGAAGGCACAGGTGCTTCGAGAAAGGTTTGGTTAGAAGAATGTTATGTTCATATTGATTATAATGACGATGGAATAGCAGAACTTAGAAAAATTACTAAAGGTGGTAATATAATATTGGACAATGAGGAAATCGATATGATTCCTTTCTCAACAATCTGTCCTATACCGATACCTCATAAGTTCCACGGTATGTCTATTGCTGACACAGTACAAGATATACAGCTAATCAAGTCCACTATCATGCGTAATCTCTTGGATAACATGTATCTAACTAACAATGCAAGATATGCAGTATTAGCAGGGCAAGTAGAATTAGACGACTTATTGTCAAGCAAACCAGGTGGTATCGTGAGAATGAGAGCCCCAGGTGCAGTTACAGCTTTACCAACACCACAAATACAGAACTATGCGTTTGATATGGTCAAATACTTAGACAGTATTAGGGAAGAAAGAAGTGGTGTATCTAAAATGACACAAGGATTGAACCCTGATGTATTAACATCACATGTAACTTCAGGCGCAGTATCAGCAGCAACAGAATCTTCTATGCAAAGAATTGAGCTGATTGCTAGGATATTTGCTGAAACAGGTATAAAAGATTTATTTAGAAACATCTATTCATTGATACAAAGATACGAAAGTAGGCAAAAAATAGCTTATCTTAACGGTAAGTTTGTGCCTATCGATGTATCGAGATGGAAAGAAAAGTTAAATTGCACAGTCAATGTTGGAGTTGGATCAGGTAGTCAGAACTCTAAAATGCAGACTATGGGAAGCATTATGAATATTGTAAATGCCCTGGTCGATAAAGGAGCTATGGGAACTCTGATATCACCTGATAACATTTATAATGTTCTTAGCGAATACATTACACAAGCTGGTTACAAGAATCCTGATCAATTTGTGTCGAATCCACAAAATATGCCTCCTAAACAGCCACCACAACCGACTGTTGAAGAGAAGATTGCTAATCAAAAAGCACAACTAGAAATAGAAAAATTAAAACTACAGCAACAAGAAATGCAAATAGATACTCAGATAAAAGCTCAAGAACTCAAACTAAAAGCTAGAGAATCTGCAATTAACTTAGCGTTGAAGAAAAAAGATATAGAACTCAAAGAGTCTGAGCTTGACCTTAACCAGGCTGAACTTGTACTCGAACAAACACAAAAAAGACCAGTAGCCATAGGTAAAACATAATGATGTACTCTGATTATACGCCTGAATATCCTAGAGGTAGAGGCAAAGAAGTAAAGAAAACCATAAAATTTTTAACAAACAAGGGGGTCAAAAACAAAATAGCTGTAAAAACCTCGTTGCAAGTAAACCCAAAACAACAACTTAAAGTTTTTAGGAGAATATAATGGCATACGGTTACGGTAATAAAAAAAGTAATAAAAAGAGTCAAGATAAGAATAAAAAGAAGAAAAAGAAAAAAATGGGTAAATGCTAATGGCTAAAGGAACTAAACATTATTTTAAAACTGGCAAAGAGTTTACAGGTAATGTTCACAAAATGCCTAATGGTCAAATACACACAGGCAAGACACATGGAAAAACTTCTAAACAAGTCGTTCATTTTAAGGACTTGTCAGCAAGATCAAAAAAGGTAGCTAAATCATAAAAAACACAGAATTGCAAGCGTTGTGCTTGAAACACAGACTTTCTGTCGAAAACATATTCAGGAATACAGGGGTAAAACCTAATGATATTCGTGGGTGGTTATCAGGCAAAAAGAAGATTCCAGACTGGATAACAGAAGAATCTTTAATTAACAAAAGCTAAATTCTAGCGAAACACTAGACCCGTGAAAACGAAATAGAAATCAGGAGAAGACATGGCAGACAAAGAAACCCAAATAAGGGAAGCAAACAACGCAAAACGATTACTCGAAGATCCTTTATTAATAAAGTCTTATGAAGTAATTCAAAACGATATATTTCAGCAATGGATTAGAACAGATATAGCTGAAACAGAAAAAAGAGAATCTTTATATCATTCATTGAGAGGCGTTCTAACAGCACAGAATGTTTTAGTAAACACAATGGAAAATGGTAAAGTTTTAGAAGAACAAGCAAAGGGAGGTAATTAATCATGGCGAAAGATGATATCCCTATAAAAGAATCCACTAATCGTGGTGTGCCTTTTGACGGTTCTGTAAGAGGAGCAGAAGAGGCACTTCGAGGTATTATGAGCAATCCTGAAAAGGAGACAGCTACAGAAGACCAAGAGCAAACAGAAGCAACGGAAGATGTTTCTGCACAGGACATGGAGTCCGAATCAGTACAAACAGAGGCACAAAATCCTGATGGATTGACTGCTGACGATATCGTAGACGATAATCAAGAAGAGAACCTAGAGAAAACTGATACTTATACTATCAAAGTAGATGGTGAACAAGTAGAAGTAACCCTCGAAGAACTCCAGGCAGGCTATCGTAGACAGGCTGATTACTCAAGAAACAGTCAAGTATTGGCAGAGAAACGCAAACAAGCTGATGATGAATTAGCTGCGACTCAACAAGAAAGACAGCGTTACTTATCACAACTTGAGCAATTTAACACCCAGGCGGACGCTAAGATGGAAGAACTCAAAGCAACTGACTGGACTAAGCTCAAGGAAGAAGACCTAACTGAATATATGTTGAAAAGAGATCAATATAGAGAACTTCAGGAAAATAAAAGAATGGTAGAAGATGAACAAAAAAATCTTGTACAAAAACAACAGCACGAGCAACAAGCTAAGTGGAATGAAGAACTTGGCAGACAGCAACAATTAATGGCACAAAGGCTTCCTGAATGGAATGACCCTGCTAAAGGACAGAAGATAAAACAAAGTATAAAATCTTATGCTCTTAAAACAGGATTTTCTGAACAAGAAGTTAATAGCTTAATTGATGCAAGGTCTGTTGATGTACTGCATAAAGCTATGTTGTATGACAATCTTTTAGCAGCTAAGATTTCTACTAAGAAAGCTAAAGTTGTACCTAAAGTTACTCGACCAGGATCTCCTGCAACAAAAGGTGAAATCTCAAGTGATAAAGTTAAGGCACAAAGAGCAAGGTTAAGGAAGACAGGGCATGTCAAGGACGCAACTAGCCTACTTGAAAGCATACTAAACTCTTAACCTATACATAACTTTTACATAGGTAATCAAAATGGCAATATATACAAACTCTTACGAAACTTTTGATAGTAACGATAAGAGAGAAGACTTGGCGAATGTGATATACAACATTTCTCCAACAGAAACTCCATTTATGTCTAGTATCGGTACTGGTACAGCTAACGGAACGAAACACGAATGGCAAACAGATAGTTTAGCAGCAGCAACTGCTAACAAAGTAATGGAAGGAGATGATTCTCCTAATAGAGCACTTACAGCAACATCAAGACTACTTAACCACACGCAGATTTCAACAAAACCTGTAGTAGTTACTGGTACTCAAGAAGTTGTTAGTAAAGCAGGTGTTACATCTGAAATGGCTTACCAAATCGCAAAAGCAGGTAAAGAACTGAAACGTGATATGGAACTAGACATGACAGGTAAACAAGAAGCAGCAGCAGGTTCTTCAGGCACAGGTCGTGCTTCAAGGGCTTTTGAATCTTGGATAGTAACTAATGAGCTTCATGGAGCAGGTGGTTCTACAAACTCAGCAGGTGCTGTAACAGACGGAACACAAAGGGTACTTACTGAAACACTTTTGAAGTCTAATTTGAAAAAATGTTATGACGAAGGTGGAAACCCAGACTTATTGTTAGTTGGTTCATTCAACAAACAAAAAGTATCAGGTTTTACTGGTAACTCAACTCGTATGGACATGGCAGAAGATAGAAGCTTAGTTGCTACTATTGATGTTTATGTTTCAGACTTTGGTGAAGTAAGAGTAGTATCTGATAGGATCTTAAGAAGTTCAGGTAGAACTGCGCTTGTTTGTGATACAGAAATGTGGGCAGCAGCGTTCTTGAGACCTTTCCAAGTACAAGACTTAGCGAAAACTGGTGATGCTGAGAAGAAACAATTACTCGTAGAGTATACACTTGTTTCTAAAAACGAAGCAGCTAGTGGTAAAATCGCTGATTTAACTACTTCATAAAAAATCCTCATTCTTGCACGGCGTTGCAGGTATATAGAGAAAGGGGCAGTTTTACAAATATCCTTGTTTTCTGCCCCGACTAGATACATTTAATAATGGCCTTGAAGAGGTATCACTTCGGAACGAGGGTTATTGATTAGGAGACTTTAATGAGAACATTAAACGATTATTTTTTAAAAGGCGAAATAGCAAATTTATCTGCTGCTGCTAGTTCTTTTGTAGTTGTTCCAGATGGTGGAAGAATTATAAAAATTACAGCTATGGGTAGAGGAACTATCGCTACAGCACCTGCCGTACTATCTTTTGAGATAGGTGGCGTTGCAGTAACTGGTGGTGGTATTTCATTTACACACACAAGTTCGGTAAACGGAACTACTTTTTCATCTGAACCTACAGCATTAAATACTGTTAATTCAGGTGATACAATCGAAATGATTACTACTGGTGCATCTACAAATGCAGTATTAGCTGAAGTAACATTTATAATTAGGAGATAAGCATGAGTAGCTGGAGTTTTGGACAACGAGTTATAAAAAATCACACGATTACTGTAACTCAAACAGGAACAAACAGAACAGATGCTTTTAGTGATGGGGTAACTTATGTAAGAGTTACCTCTAACGCAACCGAAGTATTTGTTGATTTTGGAAAAGCTACTACATCAGCAGTAACCACAGGTATAAGATTGGTAGCAAATGAACCTAAAACATTTAAAGTAGACAATGCAGATAAGATGTCTTGTATTGCAGCTTCAGGTTCACCAAAAGTATATATTGAGGAACTTAGTGAATGAAAAGAAAGTTGGGAGATGGTCAAACATTTTTATTTTCAGAACATTCAGGTGAATGGGCAATCAATCACAGGTCGCCTGATTTAACTAAATTACTCGATAGCAACAAAAGATTGCAACAGGAGGATCACAGTATAAGAGATGAATTTCGCTTATCTGCTAGGATTCCTGTTACAATTTATTATGAATGGAAAGAAAAGTTTGGCGTAAATTTATACGACAAAAACCACAAAGAAGCAGTTAGAAAATTATTAAACAGTCCTGATTACAGATATCTTAAAACAACATCAAGAGTAATATAATGGCAATACCCATTATTATAGGTTCAACAATAAAAGCCTTAAAAAAGTTAAAAAAATTTAAATCAGGCAAGGACACAACTGTAGAAGACTTTGTTAAAGGCAAAAAACTAAAAGACTTCGATAACATGACTCCTGGTCAATATAGAAAAATAAAAGAAAAAGAATTACAGGATTACATCGAAAAAAAACTAATGACTAAAAAAATGGGAAAAGGTAATAAAAAATAATGGCAATATCTAATTATGCAGGACTCAAAACAGCAATAGCTAGTTGGTTAGACAGGTCTGACCTTACTGATGTTATTCCTGATTTTATTGCACTTGCAGAAACAAGGCATAAAAGAGATTTTAAAATAAGAAGAATGGAAACGAGAGTTACCACCAACACAATAGATGGCTCTGAGTTTTATACATTACCTGATGATTATGTTGCTATGCGCAATATCAAGCTAAACACAGATCCTAAAACGCCTTTAGACTATCTTACACCTGAAATAATGGACAGATTAAACGCAGGAAGCTCAAAAGGTAAACCTAAAGCATACACAATCAAAGGCAACAATATAGAAATAAGACCTACACCTGATGGCGTGTATCAAATAGAAGTATCTTATTACAAACATTTTACAGCTTTATCAGACACAAACACAACTAATGACATGCTTACACATCATCCAGATGTTTATTTATATGGAGCATTAGTAGAAGCAGAACCTTATTTACAAAATGACAAGAGAATACAGGTTTGGTCAGGATATTATGACAGAGCAAAACAAGACATAATTACATCAAATGAAAGAGACAGACACTCAGGAACAACGCCTGTAACAAGAATTGATTACGGATTATATTAATGACTACCTGGACAGTAGTTGAAGAAACGGCAGCAGGATATATAGAAACAGAGGATAACCTTTTTGTTTTAGCAACAGAAAATGGCGAATTAATTAGATTAGATGACGCAAGTGGAATAGATGCTGACGATTGGCAAGATGTTACACCACCTGCAACAACAACCTGGACGATACAATAGATGGCAACTAAAAAAATATCAGAACTGACCACGACCACTACCCCATCGAGTAGTGCATTATTTCCTATAGTACAAGATGGAACTACACTTGCTGTAACACTCGCAAATGTAGCAGCAAACATGCCTACAATATCTGTTGCAAACTTAACAGCAGATACCCTAGCAGTTACAAATAATGCAACAGTAGGTGGAACTCTTGGAATTACTGGAACTAGCACATTAAGTAATGATGTAACTTTTACAGGCGCTGCCTATAATGTTCTTTGGGATAAATCAGATAACTCTTTAGAATTTGCAGATAATGCAAAAGCAGTATTTGGAGCAGGACCTGATTTAAGTATTTATCACGATGGTAGTAATTCTGTTATAGCAGAAACAGGAACTGGTGGTTTAGCTATACTTTCTTCA